CGGCAATTTTCAAAGCGTATGTGTACTGGCGGATTATAAGGTGGAGGGAAGCAAGGGTACTATCAACACGGACATGGTATGCAGGAAGCTGCTGGATTTCTACAGGTTTATCCACAGCCTTTTTCCCTCCGTCCCGATCTATGCCATATACTGCGACAGCGCCGAGCAGATGATAATAAACACTATCCGTCCGTTTATGTCTCAGCACGGCGTTAGCGCTGCGGTAAAGGACAGCTACAAGGGAGCGGTCACAGACCGTATATATGCGCTTAATACCCTGATGTCACAAGGACGGTTCTCGGTTTACCGTGACTGCACAAATGTCATAAACAGCCTCAAAGAGCAGGTGTGGGACGATACGAAGGTCGGCGAAGATGTCCGCCTTGACAACGGCACTTGTGATATTGATACAGCCGATGCGCTGGAGTATTCGTTCAGCTCGTTCCTTAAATACCTTAACCTTGACATGAAGGGAGATGATAGCAATAAACGCTGAAATAATAAACTTCCTTAACCGCACATTCGGCTACAGGCTGACGGGTGATTATTACAATGTCATTGCCATGTGGGAAGACTGGTGGAGAGGTTTTAACGAGCCATTTCACAGGATAAAGGTGAACAACGGAGAGGTCTGCCGCTCCCGTGATATGTACACGATGAAAATGGCTAAGAAAATTTGTGAGGACTGGGCTTCCATTCTCATAAATGACAAGACATTTATCAAGGTAAATGATGACTGCACGAGCCGTTTTCTGCTTGGCGACACGGAAAACGGCGGAGTGCTCGGAAGCAATAATTTCTGGGAGCAGATAAACGGCCTTATGGAGCGTATGATGTGGTCGGGAACGGCGGCGGTAGTAATACGGCTGAAAAATGCGGCTGTGTCCGAGAACGGCAGTATTATCCCAGACAGCAGGACACGGATAGACCTTAACTACATTGACGGTGGAAACATAATCCCGCTGAGCTGTGACAATGGCACGATCACCGAAGCGGCATTCTGCTCTGATGTGTGCATCAAGGGTGTGAATAAAATTTACCTTGAGATACACAGGCTTGAGGGCGGCGAGTATGTTATTGAAAACCGTGTGTTTGTGGCAGACAAGAGCGGAGGTGTGCTGAAAGAGGACAACCTTCCCGAAAGCGTTCCGCCTGTTATACACACAAGGTCGGCTATACCGTGGTTCTCTGTTTGCAGACCTGCTATCGTAAACAGCATAAAGGGCAGCAACGGTATGGGCTGTGCCGTATTTGCAAATGCCATTGATAACCTCAAAGGCGTTGATATCGCATACAACAACCTTAACTCCGATATCTGGCTGGGTCAGAAAAAGGTGTTTATGGCAAAATCGCTTATTGAGGAGTACATGGGGCAAAAGATAACTCCCGATGAGGTAAACCAACAGCTGTTCTACTACATAACCTCATCGGCGGAGGACATGGGCGCAAAGCCGCTCATCACAGAACACAACCCTGATCTGAGAGTAAAGGACAATGTGGACTGCATTCAGGCTCAACTTGATTACCTGAGCTTCAAGGTAGGCTTCGGCACAAAGCATTATCAGTTTAATGCGGGCTCTATTGTCACAGCTACTCAGTACACGGGTGATAAACAAGACCTTGTTCAGAACGCCCACAAGCATTTTATCCGTGTTGAGGGATTTTTGCACGACCTTGTAAAATCATTGCTGCACATCGGAAAAAGCTTTATCGACAGCAGCATAAATGACGAGGCTGCCATTTCCGTTACCTTTGACCAGTCACCCCTCATTGACGAAAATACGGAGCGGGAACGTGACCGTGCCGATGTATCGGACGGAATTATGGCAAAGTGGGAATACCGTGCAAAATGGTACGGCGAAAGCGAGGAGGAAGCAAGGGCAAAGATCCCGTCCGATGATACGGATATGTACCCGAACGGAGTTGATTTTGAATGATATCCCCCGCAAAGCTTGACAAGCTCCCCGCAGAAGTGGTAAACTTAGTGCAGGAGCTGCAGGAAGAGATAATCAGCAACATATGCCGCAGGGTATCGAAAGCAAACTACCTTACACCTACTGCCGAGTGGGAGCTGTACAAGGCAAATCAGCTCAATCTTTCCTACAAAGAGGTCAACCGAAGAATTGCCCGTCAGCTCAAGGTCAGGGAACGGACAGTGCAGGAGCTTTACACCGACACGGTGAAGCAGGCACTGAAAGAGGACGCTGATATTTACCGAATTGCGGCGGCTATGGGAAAGCTTCCCGATGATACGGGGGCGAAGATAGACAGCTATTTCCGTTCTGCTGCTTTATCGAAGCTGCTGTCCAAGGGACTGCAAAACTCCAAAGGGCAGATGAGGAACCTGTGCAACAGTATGGCGGCGGAGGCGAACAGACAGCTTTCGGACGCTATGGACATTGCACATCTGAAGGTTATTTCGGGTGCGTTCTCCTACAACGATGCCATATATTCGGCGGTGAGATCTCTTGCCGACAAGGGCATTGCCCGTGTGGAATACCCAAGCGGCAGGCGGGATAACGCCGATGTATGCGTAAGGCGTGCGGTACTTTCTTCGGTAAACAAGTCCTGCTGTGATATACAGCTTGACCTTGCAAAAGAGATTGGCAGCCGTTATGTTGAGGTTTCTTCTCACTTCGGCGCACGTCCCTCCCACGCCCAGTGGCAGGGGCAGATATACAGCCTTGTGCGTGGCGACCCGAAATATCCGTATTTTTACGATGCAACGGGCTACGGAACGGGAGAGGGACTGGGCGGCTGGAACTGCCGACACAACTTTTTCCCGTACTTTGAGGGCATTGACACGCCCTATCACACGCCCGATTTTACCAAGAACGAGAACGACGAATATTATGCCCTTACGCAAAAGCAGCGTGGCTATGAACGTGCTGTGCGTGATTCCAAGCGACAGCTTGCGGCGCTTGACGGTGCAAGGCAGTCGGCGGAGGATCCTCAGCTCAGAGCGAGACTTGACAGCGATTTTGCACGGCGGTCGGTTATCCTCAAAAACCGTGAAGCACGGCTTGATGCGTTTATCCGTGACAATGACCTGCAGAGGGATAATTCACGGGTCAGGGTCGTTGGGTTCGGAAAGAGTGTTTCGCAGAGGGCTGTTGAAGCGACAAGAGAAAATAGTGAATTTGGCAATCTTTTCACCCGATTGTATAATGCAGCTAACGACTTGAAGCACCCTATTTCCATTACACGATTGCCAAACGGACAAGGTAAGGAAATACTGAATATTATCGGTAATTCGCCTGAAAAAATACGAAAACTGTTTGCCACATATCCCGTAAAGGTATGTAATACTCGTGTAAAGGGTTCAGCGCATTACTTATCCACAAAAAAGGCGATGCGCATCGACACAAAGCTGATTGCAAACGATGTCAGAGGAGCATACACGACCGTTTTTCATGAGGCGGGGCACGCAATTGATGATGTTCTCGGCAGACCATCACTAAATTTAGAATTTGCTGATTCATTAAATTATGACTTTAATAATCTTGTAAAACAAGTTGGATCACATCTTAATACACAGGATAAGACCGTTATATACAGTGAAATCAGCAATTTGATTTCTCAAGAAAGATATATGCACTCTGTTAGCGATATAATTGGAGGACTTACCCAAAACAGTTGTATCGGTGGATTTGTACACAATATAAATTATTGGAATGATTCTACCAAGCTTCCAAAAGAAGCTTTTGCGCACTTTTTTGAAGCAACTGCAAGGAATGATACTGAAAAACTTGCGGTAATACAAGCTTTATTTCCAAATTCATATCAATTATTTTTATCTTACTTATGAGGTGTTGTTACAAATGACAGATTTAAGAAAAGCGCTTGGTCTCCCCCCTGATACTCGTTCTGATGAGGAGAAAAAGACGTGCGATTTGTATATAAATAAGCTCAAGGAGTATAAAGCTCATTTCAATGAAGATTTTACTACAGAAGGCTTATATATGTCATTGGAAGAAATCATATGTAATATCGACAAATGTATCAAGTATAACCGAAAATGGGAAGGCTTTATCGTTCCCGAACTTGAAGAAGATGCACTGATATGAACTACCGCTCCTTTTGGGGCGGTATAATTTTGCCTAAAAAGCCCTTAAACCAATGTTTAAGGCGCTTTTTTTATACCCAAAACCAATTTTTAAAGGAGGAATTTCCATGAAGAAGGAAGAACTTACAGCTCTCGGAATGACCGATGAGCAGGCGGCAAAGGTGCTGGAAATGCACGGAAAGGAGCAGAACGAAGCTGCGTCCAGGCTTACCGAGACCGAAGCCAGACTTGCCGCTGCTGAGAAGAACGCCAAGGAGCTTACCGAAAAGGTCAAAGCCTTTGACGGCGTTGATGTGGAAGCGCTCAGAAAATCCGCTGCCGACTGGGAGACAAAGTACAACACGGATATTGCCAAGGCAAAGCTTGACAGCGCCGTGGAGCTGGCTCTCACCAAGGCAGGCGCAAAGGACGTGGGTCTTGCCCGTCATCTCATCGACACATCTATCCTTAAGCTTGACGGC